GTTGAACAAGAAGAAACTGAAGCTGAAGAATCTTCAGACGAAGACGAGTCTTTGAACGAAGTATCTTAATTTATAGTGAGGGCTAACATGGATAAAACTTGGGATAAGTTACATCAACCTTGTCCACTTTGCGGAAGTAGTGATGCTGTAGGAATCAATGAAGATGACTCAGCAAAATGCTTTAGCTGTGGAGAGTTTATGCCTAGCTATACTAAAGCATGTGGAGGAAAGGATATGCAAACAGTTACAACAACATCAACTAAACAACCTGATATGGTAGATGAAGGAAAATTTTCAGCATTAACTGATAGAAAAATTTCTGTGCAGACTGCTCAAAAGTATGGGGTGAAATGTGTACATGACTTACAAGGTAATGTCGTTAAACATTTTTATCCTTATTACAATGGGCATGAGCTATCAGCTACTAAGGTTAGAAACTGTAGAGACAAAGACTTCTATGTCTCTGGTAGCTATAACGATACAGGATTGTTTGGTCAACAACTTTTCAAGGGCGGTAAATATGTTACCGTTACTGAAGGAGAGTGTGATGCTATGGCTACTTATGAACTGCTTGGTTCTAAGTGGGCTGTAGTATCTATCAAACGTGGTGCAAATGGTGCAGTAAGAGACATCAAGGAAAGCTTAGAGTTCTTTGATAACTTTGAAAACGTCATCATTGCTTTTGATAAAGACAAGGCAGGACAAGAAGCTAGTATTAAAGTTGCTAGGCTTTTCAAGCCGGGAAAAGCTAGGATAGTTACCCTTCCTAACGGTTGGAAAGACCCTAACGACATGTTAAGAAACAACAAACATAAAGAATTTGTTGAAGCTTGGTGGGCTAGTAAAGTTTATACACCTTCTGGTGTTATAAATGTCTCTGAACAACGTGAGAAGTTTCACAATCGTGAGAGAAAAGAAAGTGTACCTTACCCATACGAAGGACTTAATAAGAAATTGTATGGTCTTAGACAAGGTGAACTTGTAACTCTTACAGGTGGTACAGGACTTGGAAAATCTAGTGTCACACGAGAACTTGAACATCATCTTATCAAAAACACTACAGATAATGTAGGTATCATAGCATTAGAAGAAGATTGGAGAAGAACTATTGACGGTATCTTATCTATTGAAGCTAATGCTAGATTGTATGTTGACCAAATCAGAGATAGATTTAGTAAAGAAGAACTAGATAAATTCTTTGATATACTTTATGACGGTGAGAACAAGAATAGAGTATGGGTGCATTCCCACTTTGGAACCAATGACATTGATGATATCTTTACCAAACTTAGATTCATGATTATAGGTTGTGATTGTAAGTGGGTAGTAGTTGACCATCTACACATGTTAGTTAGTGCTGTACATGAAGGAGATGAGAGACGTGCTATTGATTCAATCATGACTAGACTTAGAAGTTTGGTAGAAGAGACAGGTGCAGGAATCATTTTGGTTTCACACTTGAGACGTGTTGATGGTAACAAAGGACATGAGAACGGTATTGAAGTATCACTATCTCATCTAAGAGGTTCAAATAGTATTGGACAACTTAGTGATTGTGTGATAGCATTAGAACGTAATCAACAATCAGATGACCCTGATGAAGCTAGGACAACAAGACTTAGAATCTTAAAGTCTAGATACACAGGCGATGTCGGCATGGCTTGTAGAGTAATCTATGATGCAGAGACAGGTAGACTATCTGAACTAACAGATGAAGATATTACTTTTGATGATAGTTTAGATGAGGCATTTTAATGGACTTAGTATTTGACATAGAAACAGATGACCTAAAGGCAACACTAATTCATTGTTTAGTTGCTCAAGACATGGACTCTGGAAAGATATATAAATATCCACCAGATAAATTGACTGAAGGTTACGAACTGTTATCTAATGCAGATACTTTAATAGGACATAACATCATCGGATTTGATATACCAATGGTAGAGAAGTTCGGTGGTGTTGACTTGTCAAAGATACCGGTCATTGATACCCTTGTATTATCTAGGTTATTTAATCCTAATAGAGGAGGAGGACATAGCCTTGAGAATTGGGGATACATACTTAATTTTAAAAAGATTGAGTTTGAAGATTATCTTAACTATTCTAAAGAGATGATGGACTATTGTGTTAGAGATGTTCAAGTAAATACTTTAGTTCTTAAAAAACTTAGAGAAGAAAGTAAAGGATTCTCTAAACAATGTATAGCTCTAGAACAAGACATTGCTAAGATAATGAAACAACAAGAGCTTAACGGATTTAAGTTTGATGAAATGAAAGCTCAACTTTTATTAGCTGAACTTAGAGAAAAGAAACAAGCTATTGAAGATGAAGTTCATAATACATTTAAACCTAAATGGGTAGACGATAAGTTAGTTACACCTTACATAAAGAAAGATGGTAACTTATCTAAGCGTGGACTTACAGATGATGAGTATCAAAGATGTTTAGATACAAATAACTTTGAACCTTTTATGAGACAAACACTACAGGATTTTAATCTTGGTAGTCGTAAACAAATTGGAGAATATCTTATTGACTTTGGTTGGAAGCCAGAAAGGTTTACACCTACAGGTCAACCAATAGTAGATGAGAAAACTCTATCAGCAATTACACACATACACGAAGCCAAACTTATAGCAGACTTTTTACTGCTTCAAAAACGTATAGCTCAAGTTGATTCTTGGGTTGAAGCTGTTCAAGAAGACGGTAGAGTTCATGGCTTTGTAATACCTAACGGTGCTATAACAGGTAGGATGACACATAGAAATCCTAACATGGCACAAGTACCGGCAGTCTATAGTCCTTACGGTAAAGAATGTAGAGCATGTTGGACTGTAGAAGAAGGTAATGTTTTACTTGGAGTTGATGCTTCTGGTCTTGAGATTAGAATGTTAGCTCATTATATGAATGACGAGGAATACACAAATGAAATCATTAACGGAGACATACACACCTCTAATCAAAAACTTGCACAGCTTGAATCAAGAGATAAGGCGAAGACATTCATCTATGCCCTCATGTACGGAGCAGGAGATGAAAAGCTTGGAAGTGTGGTTGGAGGAACTACAGCAGATGGTAAAAGAGCTAGACAATATTTCTTTGATAATAAACCATCATTTAAATCTCTTAGAGATAGAGTACAAAGAGCATCAGCAAAAGGTTATCTCAAAGGGTTAGATGGTAGAAAACTTTATATACGTAACTCTCATTCAGCCTTAAATACTTTACTTCAAGGAGCAGGAGCTATCATAATGAAACAAGGATTGGTTCTGTTAGATAACGTATTAAAATTAAATGCAGTAGAATATAAGTTCGTTGCTAACATACACGATGAATGGCAGATAGAAGTGCCAAAAGATAAAGCTGATTTTATTGGAGAGTTTGCTGTAAACAGTATTGTAAAAGCAGGAGAACATTTTAAACTTCGTTGTCCCTTGGATGGCGAATACAAAATAGGAGACAATTGGAGTGAAACCCATTAAACAGCTTGAGTTATTTAATTCAGCCACTGTTGTCAGTAAAGAAGAACAAAAAAATATTTCAGAATGTTTTATTTTTTTTGGTGAAGGGGGACAGAGAATTGTCGATTTAAATAGAACTTCAGAGTTTATTAAATCTATACCTGAAGATAAATATACTCTATTTAAAACAGGAGGTATACATAAATTACCTCAGTATAATAATAGAAAAGATTTTCCATTTATAAAAAATAATTATACAGGAAATATAATACATCCTAATTTCAGTAGAGCTGTTTATCCATGTTATACATTAGATAATGGTTTAATTAGTAAAAGAATTTATGGTCATAGACTTTTTGCTATGGCATTTGTATTTAATGAAATTCCAAATATAAAATATAATGTTGACCATATTAATGAAGATAAACTTGATTATGCAGTGTCTAATTTAAAATGGGTTACTGTTTCTGAAAATATGAAAAATATTTCTAGGAGAGCAATTACAAAGAAAAATAAATATAAAGTTTATTCAAGTGAAAATTACATTTAAATATAAGTGAGAAAAATATGAAACCAAATAAAGAAGACCAAAAGAAATTTGATTTAGATTTACAGTATGGGGAGATAAGAGAACAAAAGATAGCAGACATGCTAACAGGAAAAAAGATAGAAGTTAAATCAGAAAGAGATACATGGATGAAGACAGGTAATATATGTATTGAATATGAATGTTGGAATAAACCTTCTGGTATCAGAGCAACTGAATCAGATTATTGGTTTCATAATTTATGTGTAGGAGATAATGAGTTTTGTACGTTAGTATTTAAAACAGATGTACTTAGAACTATAGTTGACAAGCTTG